AGTATGGATAAGATATTTGTATGTATGGAATTGTATGCAATCCATGAACTCGCAAATGGAAATTTTAATTCAGGAGCAATTGTGGAATTAGAGAAACATAAGAATATGATGGAAGAAGTGAGAGATGGTAGAGAGGATTATTCGCTTAACGATTTCATAGTAGGACTTGGAAGAACAATAGAAAAACTAAAACAATAGAAATTAAAGAGTAGAATTATAAACTACAACGGCTCCGTAGTTCAATTGGATAGAATGTCAGATTTCGGCTCTGATGGTTGGGGGTTCGAATCCCTCCGGAGTCACAAAAATAAAAAAATATGGAAATAATAGCATTAATAGTTTTAATTGGCTTAGGTTACTGGATCATAAAAATACCTTACGAGATAATTAAATTTATTGTAGGAATAAGTTGGATATTACTGATAACTTTCGTATATTATATTATAAATAAAAAGGAAAGTTATGAATAAATTATTAGTAGGTATAGGGTTGTTCTTTTTTGGCCAAGCATTAATATGGTTTCAAACCAACGGGCAGTTTATATGGCCATGGGCAAAGGAAAATCCTTTTTGGATGGCATTATTATTTTCAATGCCAATATCATATGGGTTTATATATGCAACAACGTATGTAGTAGAAGCGTTTGATGGCTCTCTCTGGCCAGGCAGGTTTATAGGATTTGGTACTGGTATGATAGTGTTTAGTATATTAACATACTCTTTTATGGGAGAAGGTATAACCTCAAAAACATTAATATCGTTAATTTTAGCTACTGCTTTAGTTGCTATACAAATACTTTGGAAATAATGAGTAAAGCACCTAAAAGACCGAAAGGCGGTAAACGCTCACCGTTTTATTGGTGGAGACGCTTTCGTTCACATAAATCACTACCATATAGTAAAGGGTTAATTGATAAGATACGAAATGGTGACTTCGAGTATCCAGTCCTATTTGAACAAGCGGATTGGGAATTGCAATGGATGGAGCAAGATCAGAAAACCTTTCTAAAAGAATATAAAGGATTTGAACCTAAATCAGATAGCCTTTACCATGATATAGAAAAACGATACAGAAAAAGGTATAATAAATTACGTGAAGATGGTGATAGTGTAGAGCGTGATAGACTTACTAGGTTAGTAGAATTATTATCTAAAAAGTTTTGTATACATAAAGATAATATTATAGGGTGGATGGATACATTCGATGGTACCACTGAAGAGTTATACAACTTCTGTGCAAAACATAAAAATATGAACGCTGACACTGTAAAGTTTTTAGATAAACAGTTGGTAGCATGATAAAAAGTTCGTATATTTAGTATAAATAAGATGTTAGTAGTCTACTTATTATAGTAATAAATAACAACTAACTTAAACAATAACAATAATAATTAATAACTAAAAGAGGAAAATTATGGCACTAGACTTAGATGCAATCCGCAAGAGGCTTTCGGGCTTACAAAACCAAACAGGTAAACAAAACAACCTTTGGAAACCAGAACCAGGTAAACAAACAATCAGAATCGTACCTTATCAGTATAACAAAGATAACCCATTTATTGAGTTATTCTTTCACTATGGATTAAATGGTAAGACATTTATGTCACCAGTAACTCATGGAGAAGCTGATCCAGTAGTAGAGTTTGCAGAAAAACTTAAAGCTACAGGTAACAGAGATGACTGGCAAATGTCAAGAAAACTAGAACCTAAAATGAGAACTTATGTTCCGGTACTAGTAAGAGGGCAAGAATCAGAAGGTGTTAAACTATGGGGCTTTGGTAAGACGGTTTATCAAGAACTGTTAAGTTTTATAGCTGATCCAGATTATGGTGATATTACTGACTTAAATGCAGGTAGAGACGTTACAGTTGAATTTATGACTGCAGCAGAACTTGGAAAGCAATACCCACAAACTACGATTAGAATTAAACCTAATCAAACTCCAGCTACTGAGAATAAAGAGGTTGCTGAGAAAATTATGAACGGTCAAAAAGATGCAAACGATATCTTTAAGAAAGTTTCATATGATGAGTTAAAAGAGCAATTAGCGATCTGGTTAGACCCAGAGCAAGGTGAGTCAGAATCTGAAACTTCAACAGGTTCAGCTACTCCAGCTGCAGCACAACCTACATCAGCAAATACTAAAAAGGTAGATGATGTAAACTCAGCATTCGACGAATTATTCAATAACTAAAAGAGGTTATATATGTCTAAAAAGACTACACGTGACGACTTAGCTGATGTTCTAGCTAAAAGTCTTAACAAACAATTTAAAGGATACAAAGTTGCTTACTTCCTAGACGGTTCAGAAGAGACTCCAGCAGATTTAATGGAATGGATCTCGACTGGATCAGCTATGCTTGATCTAGCAATATCAAACAGAAAGTATGGAGGTATACCAGTTGGTAGAATATGTGAATTAACTGGTCTAGAGGCCTCTGGAAAATCATTGCTAGCAGGGCACTTATTAGCGGATACACAAAAGAAAGGTGGTTTAGCAGTATTTATCGATACTGAGAATGCTTGTAATGAAGATTTCCTTAGAGCTATTGGTGTTAATGTTGCCGATATGCTTTATATACAACTCGATACTGTTGAAGATATATTTGAAGTTATCGAAAACATCACAGCTAAAGTCAGAGAGTCTAGTAAAGATCGAATGGTAACTATAGTGGTAGATTCAGTAGCTGCAGCAACTACACGAGTTGAGCAAGAGGCCGACTATTCTAAGGATGGTTGGGCTACCAGTAAAGCTATTGTATTATCAAAAGCGATGAGAAAAATTACTCAAATGATAGGTAGACAGAAGGTAACTCTTGTGTTTACTAATCAGCTAAGAGTAAAACTTGGAGCTATGTTTGGTGACCCATATACAACATCCGGTGGTAAAGCTTTAGGATTCCATGCTTCATGTAGATTACGTTTACAAGCTGCAGGTCAAATTAAAGCAAAGGTAGACGGTAAAGATCAGGTAATTGGTATTAAAACTAAAGCTAAAATAATCAAAAATAGAATGGGACCACCTTTAAGAGTGGCTGAATTCGATATCTTCTTTGATAGTGGGGTAGATAATTTTGGTGGATGGTTAACAGCTTTAAAAAATCATAAATTGATAGTTCAAGGTGGTTCATGGTACACTTATACTGATAGTGCTGGTAAAGCTCATAAATTCCTATCAAAAGATTGGAATGCATTATTAGAAGGTGATGATGAATTACGTGATGAAATATATAATAAGATTTGTGATGCTACTATTATGGAATATAAGACTGATAATTTAGGTATCGATGATATCGAACTATCAACTGAAGCAATTCCAGAATAGTATGAGTAAAAGTAAATACTTTACAATACTTGATTCATTAACTGAAACAAACTCAAAACCAGCAGAACTCAATGACAGGATTCTGCTGGTGGATGGGTTAAATACATTTATACGAGCATGGACTACATCACCAGTAACAAATGATGACGGTGTACATGTAGGAGGTATAACTGGTTCACTGCTATCAATAGGGTATGCAATAAAGAATATTAAACCAACTAGAGTGATCCTTTGCTGGGATGGTAGAGGTGGTAGTCAGAGGCGTAGAAAGTTATTTCCGGAATATAAAGCGAGTAGGAGGAATAAGGTGAATCTTAATCGTTCATTCCAAGGTAGTATAGATAAAGCAGCTGACAATCAAAATATGAAAATGCAGTTAGGTCGGTTGGTTCAATATATTAGTAATTTACCGATATCAACATTAGCAATAGAAAATATTGAAGCTGATGACTCTATAGCATATGTATGCAAACAAGTACTACCTGAATCTCAATGCTTTATTATGTCATCAGATAAAGATTTTATTCAATTAGTAGATGACAGGATCTCTGTATGGAGTCCTACTAAGAAGAAATTGTATTTTAAAAATGATGTTGAGGTAGATTACGGTGTACCAGCACATAACTTTTTATTATACAGAGTATTGACTGGTGATAAATCAGATTGTATACCTGGTATTAAAGGTACAGGGTTAAAAACACTACAAAAGCGGTTACCAGCACTATTTAGTGACAAAAAATTAACGTTAGATGATCTCGTAGATCTAAGTGCAGATTCATCTATAAAAATGCTACAACAAATAACAGATTCTACCGATCAACTAGAATTAAACTATAAACTTATGCAATTACATGATGTAGATATATCAGGTAATTCTAAAGAGATTATACGTAATGTTATTAACGGTGAGCTTGTAAGATTAAATAAAACTAATTTTAAAGTATTACTAATGGAAGATCGAATGACTAACGGTATTAAAAATCTAGATTTTTGGATGAGAGAAGTATTTACAACTTTAGATGCATTATCATCTATTAAATAAGTTGGAATTCTCAATTAATTTTATTATATTAACTATATGACAGATACATTTAGCAAGTTCGGATATTCATTTCAGATCAAACTGATAGCAGCCCTTTTTAAAGATAGATTATTCTTACAGCAGATAAGTGATATTTTAAAACCTGAATTTATGGAATCTGAATCCAATCAATGGATAATAGAGACAGTAATTGACTACTTTACAGAGTATAGCTCGTTACCTACACTTGAAGTGATGAAGGTTAGGTTAGATGATGTAGATAATGATGTGTTAAAAACAACTATTATTGATACTTTAAAGCAGGTAGTAAAACAATTTGAAGCGGATGATATAAAGTTTATTGAACAGGAGGCGTTAGATTTTTGTAAGAATCAAACTCTAAAAGCAGCAATCATGGATTCAGTTAATTTACTTCAACTAGGTGAGTACGACTCTATTAAGGAAAAAATAGATACAGCTATGAAAGCAGGATCTGAAAGAGATATTGGTCATAATTATAATATTGATATTGATGATAGGTTTTCAGAGAGTACTAGAAAGACTGTAGCTTCAGGTTGGAATGTAATAGACGACTTAATGGATGGTGGATTAGGACCCGGTGAGCTTGGAGTTTTTGTAGCACCAGCTGGAATAGGTAAATCATGGGGATTAGTCAATGTTGCAGCAAATGCAGTAAAGAAAGACTTGAATGTATGCTTTTATACCTTAGAGTTGAGTGCACCATATGTAGGTCTACGATTTGATTCAGTATTTACTGGTATAGCTGCTCAAAATTTAAAATATCATATTGATGAAGTTAAAGAATGTGTTGAAAAATTAGAAGGTAACTTAATAGTAAAATATTATCCAACTAAATCAGCTACTGTAAACACAATCAAGGCTCACTTAGATCGATGTCATATGCAAGGATACAAACCTGATGTAATAGTAGTAGATTATGCTGATTTATTAAGAGGTAATGGTAAAGAAGTTAGGCATGAGCTCGGAAATATATATGAAGATCTTAGAGGGTTAGCAGGTGAATATGAAATACCTGTATGGACCGCATCTCAAGCTAATAGATCAGCTCTAGAAGATGATGTTATTGGAGCAGAGAAGATTGCAGAATCGTATTCTAAGATTATGACAGCAGATTTTGTATTATCTTTATCGAGAAAGATTGAAGATAAGGTAGCTGGTACTGGTAGGTGGCACGTAATTAAAAACAGATTTGGACCTGATGGGATTACATTTCCGAGTAAAATGAATACATCAAACGGTCAGATAGATATATACGAAGGTGATTC